ATTTTATAATATATAAGCTATTTTTATATAAGAAAACACTTAAAATTCGACAACTTTAGGTTTTAAATACACTATTAATAGGAGGTGATTTTGATGGCTTATAATGGTAAAGGTATTGATATGGCTGATATAACAAGACAAAAAGCTACTTCTGCTGAAGCATTTACTGCTGCTAAAAAAGCAAGTGATGTTAATAAAAAGTTATTTGGAAACTCTAATAGAATAACTGGAGACTCTAAATCTCGTAATAATAAGACTTCTATACTTAAAGAGCAAATGGTTGAGTTCTCTCAAATGTCTCGTTCTGATAATACAGATAAAGAAGGTTTAGACCCATATTCATTCCAGACTCCGGGTAAGCTTAAAGCAGTAGATAAACTTGCATTAAGAGAAGCTGGTTATACTAATACCTTACTAACACAAATCATTAAAAATCAATCTAATCCTGCTAATTTACAAGCAGAAATTCAATACAGAGATAATGTATTAAATCTTTTAAAAGAAATAAGAGATAATACAAAGAAAGATACAAATAAAAAGACTGATTTGCGTAATGGTAAACTATATGAAACTAAGACAAGAAAGACTTCATCTCTTGCTGAAGCTATTCTTGGTGGTGACTTTGCTGGTATTTTAAAGAATATAGCTAAATCTTCTGAAATGGGTGGAATGGGACTTGAGATATACGAAGGTCTTAAAGATGCATTAGACACATTTAAAGACCCTATGATGCTTAAGCAAAGTATTAAAAATGCAGTACTTACTAAAGCTATAGGAACATTGCCTAAAGATATGGCAGAGCATTTAACTAGATTTAAAGAAGATGCTGGTACTTATATACAAGATATGATAAACCAACTTGCCTTTGGTAAGAATGCTACTCTTAGAGGTCTTACTCGTGGTTCACATCAAGCAGTTAAGTTTGATGCTAACTCTGCTGGTAAAACTGATATGAGTAAAGAAGCTTTATTTGATAATAAGTTTTATACAGCTGTAACATTTGAAATACCATCTGTTTTATACTCAATAAGAGATGGTATTAATAAAACTATTGGTGATAGATACGATTATGATAAACAAGAATGGACTTCTCTTCTTGCAGATATAAGAGATATGACACAATCATCTCAATCTATAACTAATGGTGTAGACCAAATGCTTCGTAGTTTCTCTATATTATCAGAAAAAGCAATAGGCTCTACAGGAGGAGTTAATAATACAAATATATCTCAAATATTTGCTACAGATAAGAATGGTAATGTTAAAAAAGATGCAAATAACAGAATGAAATATCAACATGAAACACTTATGCGTCAACTTTTAACAGCATTTATAAATGAAGGTGTTGATAGTAATACTCTTATGAATGTAGACCCACATGCTTTAATATCTGGAAAAGGTCTTTCTAAATATATAGCAAAAGATTATCATGATTTACTTCCTCAAGTAATACTTGGTCTTTCTGACGTAATGAGAGGAGTCTCTTATGAAGAAAGAAGTGAGTTTGATAATAAAAGAGAAAGTATTATAAACTCTGTTGAGAGAAATCTTGTAAAGAATAAAGAAAAACTTGCTTCTTATTCTCCAAGAGATATACAAGCAATGACACAATTTGTACAAGGTAATATATCTACAAGAGAATTTGAAAACATTACTGGACTTTCTGTTGAAGCTTTCGGTAATCGTGGTGTAAATAATGGTAGAACTAATACAGAAACTGTAAGAAATACAGGAAATAATAATAGAACTCAAACTACTACTGCTGTTATAACTACTAAAGAACAGCTTAATAGAGTACTATCTGACCCAGTTCCATCAATAAATGCACTTAAGAATATTGATGATGACCTATGGAAATCTCTTTCTGATACACAAAAGATACAAGTAAACTCAATTATAGGAAGAGGTACAATAGGAGTTACTACTTCTCAAATGGTTGATAACTTACTTGCAAATGATATTACTTCTTCTGTTAAAACTCTTAATGTAGAAGCAAGAGAAGAACTTCTTAAAAAGCAAAGAGAAGATGCTATAAATGCTCTTATGAATAGAGGCGGTATAACGGATAAAGCTCTAAGAGAAAGATACTTTAGTGATACACTTACCGATGAAGATAATAAAGAACTTAATGCTCAAATTAATAAATATATGATTGCTAATAAGTATTATGCTAAAATGCATAATGCTAATATGACAGCTACTTCTATGGCACATTATGTAGGAATGGGAGCAAAAGCATCTGATTATGAAAGACTAGGTTTCTTATCTGACCCAGCACAACTTGTTCCTTTTATAAGAGATGATGGGACACTTAATATATCTAAACTTCAATCAAAATACTCTAAATATAATGAAGCTATGATGATGAGTATTGAAAGAGAAGACCGTCGTGTTCGTACTGGAGAAGTATTTGATGTTGCAACTCCAATAACTTCATTTAATAAGATACTTACAAATATATTCTCTGATGCTAAAGTATCAAGAAATGTAGGTATTATTGGTGGTGGAGCAGCTGGATATGCAATAGGTAAGCTTCTTCAAACACAAGGTGTAGTTGAGTCACCATCACTTGCAAGAATGATGGGAGTAGTAGGTTCTGTTGCTATGATGTTTTCATCTAATCGTGAAAAGATACAAAATATCTTAGGTCCTGCAGGTGAATTCAAAAATGAAAATGGAGTTACTAATAGACAGATATTTATGGCAAAGTTTATAAATAAATGGCTTCCTTCGATTGGTCTTGGAGGTAAAGTAGGTTCTATGACTATGAAAGCATTTAAAGCTTTTGGTCCACTTGGAACTATAGTATCACCATTCTTTGGACTTGCAACTGGTCTTATAGCTGGAGCAATGGCACCATCTCTTCTTAGAATAGCTCAAAGAAAGCTATTTGATGATGATGGTAAAGGTAATAAAGGTATATTTAAAAAGATTGGTAATATGCTTAAGAAGTTTGACTTTGTAAAGAAGTACTTTAATATAAAAGATAATCGTACAGATGCTGAAATAGAACATGATGTTACAAGAGATATGATAAGAGCTCTTGAAAAAGATAATGAAAGATATAGTAAAGTAATAGAAGACCCAGAAAGTACTGAAGTTGAAAGAACTGAAGCTTTTAGAAAGATGGCAGAGAATGAAAGAAGAATACTTGAACTTAAAGCATTTGATGAAGAGCTATCTATGATAGAAGATGATGCAAATGCAACTGCTGAAGAAAAGAAGAAATCTCGTGAAAGAGCAAAACAGTTGCTTACAGGTCAAAACCAAGAAGCTTATAAACTTCGTGAAGACTCAGCAAAAGCATCAAGAGATAGAAGTCAAAAAGGTGTTGCACTTCATGATATGGATTTTATTACTAAAAGAGATATGTATGAAGCTTCTAAAGGTAAAATGGCAGCAAGACGTGCAGATGAAATACAAAGACAGTATACTGCTGATAAAGGTATGATGGCTGATTTTATTAAAGATTATAATGAAGGTAACTTTGATAATATAACAGATAAAGGTGCTTTTAACATAATTGATAAAGCTAAAAAAGACGGAAGATATACTGACGAAGCTATTGCAATACTTCTTGATACTTATTATTCTAAAGCAAGAAAGCAAAGAGCAGAAAATGCAGACCTTGCTATGCGTCAATATATAGATACACAAGTTCTAGATGCTAACGGAAACCAAGTAATGTCTGATAGACAGGTACTAATGGATAGAGCAAGTGATTATATTGATACAGCACTTGCTAAGCAAAGTTATGATAGAGCTATAAAGAATGGTAAGATACTTCTTCCTTCTGAAGTAGTAGGATATCAAAAGATGAAAGAGTTTTCTGAGATAATGCAGAATGAAAATCTTTCTCCTCTTGAAAAAGAAAAAGCTATTAAAGATTGGTATGAGTCTCTTCCACAAGAAAAGAGAGAGCAGTTAGATACTGTTCTTACTTTAAGACAGAATATTGCAGAAGGACTTAAAAGAACTTCTGAAGACTATATTCAATACTTATCTTATACTAATCCTATGCTTGCAGATAGACCATCACAACTTGTAAGTCGTGCTATGTTTGATATTCAAGAAACAGTTGCTTTAGAGAAATTTAAAGCAAATCTTAAAAATCTTAAAGGTATAGCTTCTGATAGTTTTGATAAGTTTATATTTGAAACTATAGATGGTGGATATATTGCAGATGATAGTAGAACTAGAGGTAGGTCTGAACAAATCATATCTTCTCTTATGAGTATGAAATATGCAAATGAAAATACTGGTGGAGCTGGAACTGAGCAAGATAATGCTGATACAAGAGGAAACTGGCGTATGAGCGATTTTGCTGATTTAACATTTGCTAATGGAAGAAAGGTTTCTGTTGCAGGTTGTGCACTTGGTGCATTTAATGCTGCTGTTATGAAACATAACTTTCCTCCTATGAGTGCTTCTGCTATGATAGATGTCGCTAATGAATATCTGTCTGAAGATGGAGTTAATATGGATTTCTTTAAAGCTATGGCTGAAAGAATTGGTTGGAGTGCAATATCTTATAAAATAAGTGAAAACACTTTTACTCCACAAAATATTAAATCTGTTCTTACACAAAGTGGAACTTCAGCAATCTTACAACTTCAAAATATAGATAATAATGGTTCACATTATGTAACACTACTTAATTATGGAGCAAAGAAATGTCAGATATGTGACCCAGAAGCATCTTCTTTTAAAACTGATATACTAACAGGAGATATAATTGCAAGACTTATAAGTATTACAGTTATTACAAAACCAGCAGATGTAACACTTTCTGGAGATAAATCTGAAAGTAAGTCAGAAAAAGCAAAGAAGAAAGCAAAAGAAGTATTAAAGTCTTCTTTTAGAAATGCACTAAAGAAAACAGCTATTGGAAGTGCAGCTCTTGGTGTTTACTCTCTTGCTAAATGGGGAGTAAATAAATACAAAGGAACTACACCTGATGCTGCAAACACTGGACTGGTTGCATCAACACCAGAAGAAAAGACAGAAGACCCAATTATTGCAAAACTTAATGCTATAATTGAAAAGATTAATGATGTTATTAATGTTAAGATAGTAGGAGATGATACTATAGCTCTTACTAATACTGACCTTGAGTCTTCTAAATCTGCTCTTCAACTTTCTCTGTTTGATGCAAAAGACAGTAAATCAAGAAGAAGAGTAACTAAAATAAGACAGCTATTTAATAAACCATCTTTCCAAAAAGACCAATTAAAGAAAGAAGCTGTAGAAGATGCTATACTTCAAAATACAGCTATGACTTCAGCTGCTATGGCTGCAGCTGCTAGAAATGGTGCTAACGGTGCTAATGGACTTGCTGGAGCAAATGGAGAAACACCTCAAAATCCAGATAGTCCTAAAATGTCAGGTGGTAAAAAACTAGGTATATTAGCATCTATAGTTACAGGAGCAGCTCCGTATTTATTAGGTGCAGCTACTTCTGCATATATTTGGAAAGATGAAATCAAAGAAAGTTTCTTTGATATAACTGGAGTAAATAAATCTACAGATGCTATATATGATGAAAATGGTAATTTAGAGCAAGAAGGATATATAGCAAATGATGCATCTAAATGGGGAACTTTGGGTAAAGATGTCTTTAGAACTGCTAAGTATGCAAGCAAAGTATGGAAATGGATTATAGCATTCATGGGTAAAATAGCAGGTAAACTTTTATCTTTAGGTGGAAGAGTTCCTCTTATTAATAAAATATGTAACTTTTTAACTGGTGGTCTTTTGAAATCAATTAAGGCAACTCCTGTTGGCAGTACAGCAATTAATGTATCTAAATTTACAAAGATGGCAGGTAAATTATTACCAGTTGCTGGACTTATATCTGAGTTATTCTTATCTTGGTTAAGTTTTAGAGAAGGTAAAAGACTTGCAAGAGAATTCTTACAACTTCCTCCAGATATAGAAGTACCTGAAGAACTAGCAAAAGAAGTAGCATTTGCAAACTTCTTATATAATAACTTATTTGGACTTATAGCAGGAATAGTAGGACTTATACCAGGTCCTGGAACAGCAGCTGCTGCAGTTATACTTGCAATAGGAGAAATGGTTATCCATAAATTCTATCCTAAATCTAACTTCTTTAAGTTCTTTGCCGAACTTAATGGTATTCCTTATGGTGTTAGAATAGGTGGATTTGTAAAAGATAAAACTAAAGGTGAGATAATAGCAGTTGATATTAATGGTGCTCCTATTCCTAATATGAGATATAAAATTAAAAAGAACTATAATGAAGATGGAGAGCAAGTTAATAAATTAGGTAAAACTAAAGAAGAATATATCAAAGATAAAATGTATAAAATGAATAAAGACTATCGTTATTCTGATGAATGGATTAAATTTGCATCAGATAATGCTAATCTTTCAGATAAAGAATTCTCTCAAAAAGCTGCTAGTTTAAAGATGGAACTTTATGATAAAGGTTATGATACAACTGGAGATAGAAAATATGAAAGAAATTCTATTTATCTTCAAAGAATGAAAGATAATGCATACGATAAATATTCAAATGAATGGGATGAAGTTGGAGATGGACCATATGAGTCACCTGTAATTCAAATAAAGAAAATTACAGATAAATTTAAATATACAGATTTATCAAAGATGTCAAAAGCTCAAAAAGAAAATATAGCTTATAATGGAACAGGTCTTCTTAATATGGGAAATGGAACTGGTAACTTTAATACTATAGGAAATATATCTGACCCTGTAGAAGTTATAAAAGCAGTAGCAAAAGCTAGTGGTGTTGATGAAAACTTAATGTTAGGAATAGCATATCAAGAGTCAGGTCTTAAGACTAATGCAGGAGCTAAAGGTTCTTCTGCAAAGGGGTTATTCCAATTCGTAGATGGTACTTGGATATCAGCTGTTGATAAATATGCAACTCGTGCTGGTCTTGACCCTGTTCTTCTTAAAAGAGGAATGGGAACAGCTAATGACCCTAGATTTAATCCTGTTTGGAATACTATAATGGCAGCATTCCATTTAACAGATATGTATAAACAAGCTAAAAAAGACTTAGGTAGAGACCCTTTACCTGAAGAAGTTTATATGTATCATGGATTTGGTGCAGGTGGAGCTAAATACTTCTTATCTAAAAGAGATAATGAAGACTCAGTAGCTGTTACTCTTGGAAGTAGTATAAAGAATTATCCTTCTAGTAATCCATATTGGTTCTATCCAGATGGTAAAATCTCTAATGGAGCAAGAACTGTAGGTGGAGTTAAAGCATTCTTTAAAGAAAAAGTTGCAAAATACTTTGTAGAAAAGGATTTAGGAAATTATAATACTGCATTTGGTATGAAACCTAATCCTATATTTGCAAGTAATGCTATTTCTCCAGATATTAAATATGGAGAAACTACTGCTGCTAATCTTAAAGGTGTTATGAAGGCACTTCCTGTTGCAGGTTCTAAATCAGGACTTGTAGTAACATCTGCTTTTGGACCTAGAAATATAAAAAATGGTTCTAAAAACCACAAAGGTATAGATATAAGAGCAATCAGTGGAGCACCAATATTTGCAACTTCTGATGGAGTTGTAAACTCATCTACTAATCACTTTGGTATAGTACAAATTACTGACCCAGTTACTGGAATATCATCAAGATACTTACATCTTTCTAAAAGAGCAGTAAATATTGGAGATAAAGTAAAAGCTGGACAGTTGCTTGGATATGCTGGTGGTACTGGTGCTAATGGTAGACTTAATGCTTATTCATCTCATTTACACTATGAAGTAATAAAAGATGGTAAACAAGTTGACCCATTTAAAGTATTAGAACTTAGCTACAGCAACTTAAAATCTGGTTCAGCTGAAAATGAAGCATACGCAAAAAGAAATGGACTTAGAAGTGTTACAAGTAATAAAAGACTAGACCAATCTCTTGAAAAAGGAGATGGACCAGAAGTAAGACCTTATAATCATATAGCTTCTGGAAAACCTGTTATAGTTAATAATGGAAACGATGGTGCTATTATGAATTTAATAGGAATGCTTGCTAAATCTATAAGTGCACTTATGCAGACTAGTGGTCAAACTAATAATTTACTAGGAGAAATCCTAACATTTATGAAATCAGAAAATAGAAACAAGTCAATTATGTCGGATGGTCGACAAATTGCAAGAAGTGATATATTTTAAAAGGAGGTAAAGACAAATGGGACTATTTTCTAATATAGTAACAGCTATAGACCGTCGTATAGTAGGTTCGGCAAGGTCTACTGTATCACAAGTTAAAGATAGACTTTTTAACTTTGACTTTAGTGGTAAAGGAAAAGGGTTCTTTAGAAACAAAGGTAAATTAGGCGGAATAACTGTTGCTGATTTTGACGCAAGGTCTATGAGTGCTATATTTGCTAAACAGGACTTTGAGGAACTTGGAAGATTTAATACAGGAAGTATAACAAAACATAATCCTTATAAGAAGTACTTTGTAAGACTTGATTATAAAAACCATGTTGGTGCAATGCCTCCTATGGGAGATAATATAGTAGACCCACCTCCTTTTATGAATGAAGATTTCTTTAGAACTCAAGCTAGTTCGTTTGGAAGTGGTCTAGTAGGTAAATGTTATGCAAAACTTGTGATGGAGAGAGGTACATACCTTTCTCTTTCGCCTCTTAAATTAAAAGCAACACCATTTGAAAATATGGACTCTACTGGTATAATAGCAACTGTAAAAGATATGATGCAAGAAACATGGGGTTCTCTTAATATTCCAAAATATGCTTATGAGGCAAAAGTTGAAACTGCTGGATATTGGAAAGATGTCTGTGTACACGCAAGAGCATGTCTTATGCTTTTAGGATTAGGAAATTATACAGATTATGCAATGGAAGAATTCTTGCCTCATCATATAGTTCATAAACTAGGTGACAGATATAGCTATATGGGTGCATCTATATTTGACGGAGAATTATCTCCAGATGTTCAAGAAATGTCAGATATTCTTGATAATAGTGGTATACTTAAACCAGTGTCTATGTTTAATAATTATCATCAAAAACAAGCAGAGGAGAAAAAACTTGCTAATAAAAAAGCTAGAAATGCTGAAATTAAAAAAGTAAGTGAAGCTTCTATGATAGATATATCAGATGCAGCTAGTGCTCAATGGGGAAGTAGACAGCAAAAGTTTGATACAACTAATGCAGCTAAAAAGGCTGCAAATCCATATCCGCTTTCTAAGTTTGGTAAAAAAGCTAATGAACTTGCAGGAAAAGCAAAAGAACTTCATAAAAGTGCACAAACTAAATTTGATAATCTACAAAAAGGATATCAAAGTATGTATGAGAGAGCTAAAGCAGGTGCTGAAAAACTGGATAAGATGTCAGAAAATGCACTTAAAAGTGCAAAAGCTAGTATGCGTGCTTTTATGGGAACACATGGAGGAGATGTAGGTCTTGCTCTTTATGATAAACTTGTAGGAACTGCAGTTGACCAAGTAGTTGATGGTGTGAAAGAAGTTGGTTCTAATGTACTTAAACAAGGACAGGATTTTATATTAGGAGCAATTAATGGAGACTTTTCTAAGTATCCTGGAATTGACTCTTTATATAAAGATGGTGATAGATTTGATATAAATGATGCTGCTATTTCTAACTTTATGAGATATATTTTAAATATTGACCCAGAGTTAGAACAGTATGATAAGAGATTTCCATTTGTATCTTTCTATTGTGATGGACCTATAGAAAAATCTTTCTCTTCATCTTTTGATATATCTGAGTCAGATGCTTCTGCTGCAACTACACATTACTTTAGAAAGAAGATAATGGAAAGTTTAAGTGCTGGAGCTAAAAGTGGTAGTGCTTCTAATAGTATATTAGGACAGATATTTGGAGCTATAGGTGGAGAAGGTGAAGATTTAGGAGATACTTGGAAAGAGCTAAGATTTCATGATTACAAACTATTTAATAAAGTTGGATTTAACTTAGCATCACAAACTGTAATACCTAAAGTAATAAAAGGTAATACACTTGGAGAAAACTATACAGCAACTATAAGATTGGTAGCAGTAGGAACAGACAGATGGAGTTTATTTAGACTTCAATTTGAATTTTGTAAACTTATTCCTTTTATATATGCAAAGCAAGAAAAAGGAGCATCTTATAGATATATAATTCCTCAACAGCCATATTACTGTGCAGCTTTTAGTAAAGGAGTTATGAACCTTGGAAGAGCAGCTATTGAGTCTTGTAATGTTAAAGTAGATAGTACTTATAATACTACAGAAGGTATAGCAAGTGATTTAACTATAACTCTTAATATAGTACCTTTACTTAATGTAACAGTTTCACCACAATTTGGATTTTTATCTACTAAAGATACACCAGATGGAATAATGTCAGCAATGTTTACTCCTACTTCATCTTTTAATATGCTTGCAACACTTGCAGGTCATAATACAGTATTTACTAAAGTACCATTAGGTTTATTTGATTATTTCTTAAAAGGTAAACCAAAAGCTCTTTTAGAAAATGTTGAAAATATAATGCGTATAGGAGCTAATGCTTATCAAGATATTAGTATTAACTCTAATTTTAACTTTAAAAGAAATTTTCTTACAAGGTGATAGAATGAAAGATTTTAGAGATACAAGTAAAGACTATGCTGTTATAACTGATATTCCTGAAGAAGATAGAAGAGTATGCAAAAACTTTAATTTAAATAAATGTCTTAAGTTTGTATTATATGGTGACCCGTATTCTGATAGTAGACCTAAACCTAATATGAAAACTGGAGGAATTGCACTTGTAAATCAAAATAAGATGAAAAAGACATTTAAGGAATTCTATAATAGATGCGAGCTATTACAAAAGATGACTATTATGAGTCCTTATCTTTTAAAAGGAGTATTCTATTTAGAAGCAACTAATATAGATAAAAAGAGATTTAAAAGATGTAAGAAATATATTCAGGATTTATTCTATAAAGAAAAACTTGCACATATGGGAGAAAAAGACGTAGATAATATGATTAAAATACATAATGATATTATGCTACAAGATGAATTTAGAATTACATTGACAGATGGATTTAATATAGGAACTCTATATTCTCCTAAATTCATAACTCCTGATAATCCAAGAGCTGAGATTTATGTGTATTTTTCTGATAAAGAAAAGAATGAGTATTATATAGATAAGATACATGAGAGTAACTATTATAAGAAATGGTTACTTAGTTATAAAAATTATAGATATATAGAATGTAGAAGTGTAGATAAACAGTTAAAACACATGAAGAAAGTAATTTACGACATGTGTAAAGACATTAAAAAAGAAAAAGAAATGAGGAAGAAAATAGCTTTAGTAACAGAGGAGTTTAAATGGTATAAAGCAGAAGATATAAAAGAACTTGCAGATGTCTCAGATTTAACATCTAAAGAATTTACAAGAATAGATGCTGAATATAAGCTTTCTCTTATGTTATTTAAAGATATTCCTCTTGCTTATTCTATAATAAAAGAAGGAGGAAAAGCAATTTATGATGAAACAGATACAAACGAAGAAATCTTCTTTTAATGTTATAAGACTTATTATTAACTCTTATAGAGGTCATAATGAAAATTCTTATGACTTAGTTAATAGATGCTTATCTACACCAGCCATATTAAGGGAACTTATGAATACAGTCAATCCTTGTATGGGTAGGTCATATTTAGAAAATATAATAACAAGTGAAAGCTTTATAGAGAGCTTATAAGGAGGTATTTTGATGTATATAAATGATATGAATGAAGTGAGAGATGTTATTTTTAAGAATGTATTAGGTAAAGTTATAGTTAAAGGTTGTGAAAATTTAGAAGTTAATGATACAACTCTTGCAATAGCTGGAAATGTACTAGATGGTTTAGGAATTAATCCTAAAACACTTACTAAAATGGTAGCAAATGAAAGTGCACAAGATAGTAATATAGTAGCTAAATCTTTACTTAATGCTATAGACTCTGCAGCATCTAAAGTAATGCGTGATACAGCTGGTAAATATATAGAAGATGATAAAGTACATGAATTTATAATTAAAGGTTATGAAGATGAAGAAACTCCTAATGTACTTGCTGATACTATTAATGAAATACTTAATAATGCAGTAGCTTCTATGCAAGGAGATATAAAGACAGCATCTAAAATGGTATTACAACTTATAAAAGAAAACCAAGATGCTGAAAAGAAAGATAAAGAAACAGAACTTCAAGACTTTGATAATCCTGACGTAGAAGAAAAGAATGCAGAAGATGGAGACAGTGCAGAAGATAAAGATAATACAGAAGGTGATAACACTAACTCAGATGAAGGAGAAGGTGAAAATCCATTTGAAGATGGGGATAAAGGTGGAGAAGAACCAGATGATAAAAATTCTGATGATAACAGCGAAGATAATTCTAAAGATAAAGGAGAAGACACACAAAAAGATGAAGGAAATGGAGGAGAAGAAGGAGCTGGAGATGTAGAAGAAAATCCATTTGAGTCAATGACTTATAAAAATATAGATATAGTTTTAAAGAATTGGAATAATGGATACGATATAAGAGCTTTTGAAGGACTTACTTGCTCTGATATAACTAAATTTGCAGTATTTTGTGCAAATGAACATATAGGAGATAAATTAAATGCAGCTTATGGTAAAATGAATGGAATGGAAGATGAAGAATTTACTAAAAATGCAAAACTATTTAAAGATACAGCAAGAGCATACGGAGAAATAACAGTTGCTACTTTACTTACTGTAGGTAAACTTGGTATTAAAGGTAATAATAACTGTATAAAATATCCAAATGCTTATGTAGAATAAAACATTGAACCTAGGGAGAAATCCCTAGGTTTATACTTTTTATGTTTCGCTATTTAATAAAGGATTATAAATGATTGTGTGTAAACTATTACGAGATATAAATTAAAACTAGGAGGAAAACTATGAAAGAAAGACTAAACTTAACACTAACAGAAGATATGCTTGAGACTACACAAATGCAGGCTCTGAGCTATGCAGCAAGAGGTAATGACTCTTCTCAAAGAAAAGACATGGCTCTTGACCAACAGGCAAAAATAGTAGTACCTTTGTTTGCAGAAGCACCATATTATCAAAGTTCTATGATGCAAGATATACAAACTAGAAATACTATAATAAGAAAAAGAAGAGGAAAGATTACTCTTCTTGCTAAATTTAGACATCATTTTATGAATTTTTTTATATTTAAACTTAATGGAAAGATTGATATACTAAGAACAGATAAGTTTCATACTACTAATAACTTTACAAGTTTACTAGATACAGATTTAGAGTTATTAGAACTAGGTAAAGAATATGATATAAGAAGTGATGAAGAAAACTTCTGTCTTACTTATCCAGTTGCTTATGACCCAGTTACTGATACTGTAGGTACTGGTAAGAATATATTAACTGCTATATCTACAAATGTTAATAATGCAGCAGATAGTTGCTTAGTAAGTGAGAACTTCTGTAAGCAATTTACTTGTATGAGAAAAAGTACTATAAAGATAGAACTTATTGATAAAACTATAGTATCTAAATATGAAAATCTATTTCCTGAAATAGGAGATTTAATAAAAGATGATATAGTATTTAAAATAGTAAATGAAACTAATGACCCTATAATACTTGGTCAAAATCCTGATATACCTTCTGGATTTGAAGATGAGCAAATAAGAATAGATGCAAATTCATTTTTATCTAGAATAGAAGTATACAGTAATGTTAAATGTAATGACCCAATACTTGAAAGACATAGACAAGAACTTCTTGAATATAGACATAAGATATATGATGTACTTGCAAGTTATGATAGAAGTGAGCTTAGTGAGAAAGCTATTATTTATATGGAAAACTATAAGCATGATATGTTTAGAATAAACTCTACTTCTGTTGATTTTCCTTATATAAAACTTACATTCTATACTATAGATGTTCCAGATAACTTAGGATATAAGTTTTCTATACAAAGTGGAGGAAAGTTTACTATAGAAAGAATATATCGTGATGGTGAATTTGTAGATGAGCTTGGAAGAAATATTGATTGCATTTACATAAGTCAATCACTTATTGCAAGAAGTACAGCAAGTCCACTTTATGAACTATTCCAAACTGGAGTTATGGCAAAGCTTAAATACTTAGTAGAAAGAGACGAAATAACTCCTAAGAAAACATTTGAGTTTGTAAAGACTTGGCATAAAATGCTTGGACTTGAAGAAGAAAATGCTTATATAGGAATGGATGAAAATGAAATGTATCAATTTATTAAAGAAAACTTTCCTATAATTTGCTATCTTCCATATACTAATAAGAATGATATACCAAGTCAATCTAAGATGTTTTTATATGCAAATAAAATGATAGATTATGATTATGTTCAAACTTATCATATAGAAGATAATGGAATGAAGATACCTCAAACATGTAAACATGAAGTAGGATATTTATGGTTTAATAGGCAAAAGAATGACCCAAGAGAAGCAAATTCGTCAGTATCTATTACAGAAACTAACTCAAAAGGTTATCCAATAGAAAAGAACTCTTCTAAGAAAACAGGAAGAAGTAGTTATTCTAAGAATATGCAAACAGTAGATGTACTTACTAAAATGCTTATGATTATACAAGGATGTAATGCAGTAAATAAAAGAATATTCTGCCATAATGTAGGAGGTTCTCATGCAATACACGAACAGCTTGTATCTTGTGGTATTAACCTACATTTATACCAAGATAATTCTAAAAATAATGAAGTAGAAGAAATGGAAGATTAATAATATCAATAATTACATATAATTATGTGAAATAAAGCTATTTAAGTTCATTATGGAGGTGATAGATTATGAAAATATCGGAACTTGATAGAGATGATTTAGTGTATCAAAGGAAAAGAATTGAAGCTAGAATTACAAGAACTGTAATTAAAGCAAAAGCAACTATATTTACTTTACCTATAGGAAATGATGGAAGAGTTCTTTCATTCTCTCCTTATACAGTAAATACTATGACAGACATATTAATAAAGTCTCAAATAAGATGGAAGTATTCTCATATTTCTAATCGTCTTCATAAATATGAAGATGAAAGATATAAACTTGAAGTTGAAATGAGAAAAATTATTAACTTCAGAGAAAATACTTTCATACATTTAGTTTTAAATAGGTTAGTTACGTATGAAGGAGTATATGAATACTGCAGAGAAAGTAAACTACCTATGATTTCAAAACAAGATTTTAATAAGCTTTTAAAACTTATTAAAAAATGGAAAGAAGCTTCAAAAGACTTACACTACAAGCCATCTAAGCAAGAAAAAAGAAAGCTTAAAAAACTTGTAGTAAATTCTAATGATATTTCTAGAATAGTGTAAACTATTTTATTAATATAAACCCGAAAATAAAAAATCTGTAAACAGGGAGAGTGAATTTGTGTTATTGATTACCTAAAAGAAAAGAGTAAGGTATTATTGAAGTTTTGCAGTTTATATGTAAACCTTATGTACTAATCTAATCCTTTCAGAAGAGTACTTCGTTTTAGGATATTAATCATAATACATTGGATGCTGTAAGTTATACTTACTTATCGGAACGGTATAGTATAATGTTTGAACAGAACGGCTGTAAAGTTAGTTATTCCTTATCTAACTACCCTTAAAGATAGAACGTAAAACTATCTTTTAAAATGTCGGTGTATATCTCGTAATAATGAGTCTTTGAAAACTGCACTTGTTTGATTTTGACTTTAAGTAGGATATTCCTATTCTATTTAAAGTCTTTTTTTTGAGGTAAATAAATATATAACGAAAGGAGAGATTTACTTATGGAGAAATATTGGATAGTAGATGAGAATAAAAAGCTTATTTTATCTGATGAAGATATAAGACCAAAAGAAGACTTTGTACTCTTTATACCTAAGAAGAAAAGGTCATATTTCTTAAAATATTCTACTATGTATAATCACAAAGGGAAGATTAAAATGTATGGGGGTGAAACATATACTCTTGATGAAGTTGAAATTCTAGATATTAAAGAACTTTCTCAAAAAGAAATGTTTAAAAACTTTAATGAAAGAGTGGATGTATTATGGTTTTCTAATATAGAGGAAACATTACCTAATCCATATGTTATGCCTTTACCACCTCTTATGCAAGTAGCTTGTACCTATCTTGTAAAATATCCAAATGGATATATGCTTACAAAAGAAGACCATCAAAGAAAAAGAAATATAATAAGAGAAATATGGTCTATTCTTGATAATAATAAAGATAAAGAAGCACTTTTAAAACATGATATGACTGCAAGTAGAGTTGATGAACTCATGAAATACCATAATTATACTATAGAAGATTTAATACTCCCAGGACTTCTAAAGGATAATGACTGGGTTTATGACATTGATGAAACTAAAGTTAAACCATTTACTAAAGCTGTTCTAAATCTTTATAATAAAGCAAAGATAGAATACAAAAATGTTACAGCAAAAGAAGACACATTTAAAACTAAATTAAGAGATGCATTAGAAGTAGCAGCAAAAGGAAGAGATATATCTTCTTATAAAGCTAATGAACTTTTAAGTTTAGTAGGAAAATCAGTTTATGACATCTTCAGACCCGTACTTACTGTGTAATTAAAATAACTTATATATGATATTATGAAGAGAAATGAGGATTATCTTTGTTTTTCTTTGTTTAAAATATGTAAGGAGGTGAAATAATGTTACAGAAGATAATTGGGACTACTTGTGATGTTATTAATAACTTAGTAGGGATGCAAGTTTACAAAAATATTAAGGAGGAAAAACCAATGAGAAGAACTTATTCCAAAGATGACTCTATAAGAGTTATGGCAGAACTTATCGCAAAACATATAAATGAGGTAAGTGATGATGACTATGAAGATATGAGACTAGCTCTTGATTATAAATGTAGTGTATCAAGACTAGAGAGACTAGTTGATAGAATTACTAGTAAATCAAGAGAAGTATCAATGGACGATATTATGCGTTCAAATGATGAAAAACAAGTTTTTAAAGAATTATTTGAAGAAGTATTCTTTCTAGTTGACGTAGATAGAAGAGACAGAAGAGAAAGAAGAAAAGGAGGAATTTCTACATCTAGAAATTCTAGAAAGCCATGGTTAAATGATGATTTAGAAGATGATTATGATAACTATGGTAGAGATAGAACTAATAGAAGTAAAAGTAATACAGGATTTGAAACTATTGCTGATTATATGGATGAATATA